TTACAAAGAAAGGTGAGTATACTGCAACAACTGCACGCATGCTTACTGAATACTTTAATCGTGAAGTTAAAACTACTGATACACATATGCTTGCAGCTGGCCGAGAGTTTCAACGTAAAGAAACCGTCAAAGCTACACTAGGTAATATGGAACAAGTTAAAGAGTATCTATATTCAATCGGCTGGGAACCTGATGATTGGAAGATGGAACGCAGCGTTTATGGTTGGGAAAAGAAATCACCCAAGCTAACAGCAACTTCACTAGAAAAAGTCGGTGAACACGGAATACTAATTAATGAATGGACAACCCTTCGATCACGTAAAGGTGTACTTGAAGGTTGGTTACGCGAACTTAAAAACGGTAGACTTCATGGTAAATTATGGATTGTAGGTACTCCAACATTCCGCTGTCGCCATGAAGTTATTGCTAACTTACCTGCAGTCAATGCACCATGGGGTAAAGAGCTACGTGAATGCCTTGTAGCAGAGCCTGGTCGTAAGATCGTAGGAGCTGACTCAAGTGGTAATCAGTTTCGTAGTCTTGCTCATTATGTTAATGATCCTAATCTAACAACACAAATCTTATCTGGAGATATTCATCAGTATAATGCAGATATTATCGGTACTGATAGACGCACAGCTAAAACCTGGATCTATGCTTTCTTGTTTGGTGCTGGTCCTACTAAGCTAGGTCAAGTACTTACAGGTAAAAAGATTGTTAAAGCTGGCAACGATTCTATTGAAAAGTACGGTGATGCTATTCCAGGTTTGAAAGGATTAAAAGAACGCATTGAAGAAATATGGAAAAAGACTTCAGCCAATTGCCCAGAAGGTTATATTCCAGGGCTTGATGGCCGACGTGTTTATACGCCTCAACCATATCAAACCTTAAATTATCTTTTGCAATCTTGCGAAGCTATCACAACTAAATCTGCTGTTGCATACCAAATAGAAAAGATCCGTGAAGAAGGCCTTGATGCACAGCCTCGTCTATATTATCATGACGAAGTTGCTTGGTCTGCATCTGAAAAAGATGCTGAACGTGTATTAGAAATCCTTGTAGAATCATTTGCTGAAGGACCTAAACGCGTAGGGGTTACTATTATGGCAGGTGAAGGTACAATTGGAGATAATTATGCAGACGTCCACTAATATTAATATGCTTGTAGATGCAGATTCAATCTTCTTTAAGGTTGCATATGGTGCAACAAGTGAATCTGATTTACGTACAGGGTATGATACCTTTTGTAGAAAGATGGAGCTTACTGTTAAAGATAAGTTATGCAATCTTTTTGATGAGGATGAAACCTTTAATACTCTTTATGCAGTTAAAGGCTCTGGTAATTTTCGTAAAGATTTATATAAAGAATATAAATCGAATAGACCAGAGCTAGATCAAGACATAAAAGATAAACTAAACTTCTTACACCGCTACGCCGTTGATAAAGGTGCAATCACCGCAGACGGCATGGAAGCAGATGACTTAGTATGTATATGGGCATATGAAGCACGTGAAGCAGACGACCAATATGTAATTTGCGGTATTGATAAAGACTTAAAACAAATACCAGGTAATCATTATAACTATGGTAAAGATACATGGGAATTTATTAATGATGATACAGCAAACTATAACCTTATGATTCAATGTCTTACTGGAGATAATGCTGATGGCATTCCAGGAATAAAAGGTATTGGCCCAAAGAAAGCTGAAAAGATTTTAGCAGGTGTACCTGAACCTAGACGCTGGAACAGAGTTCGAGCAGCTTGGAGAGGGCACGGTGCAGGTCTAAAACAATTAGAAGTTTCCCATAAACTTTTACGAATGCTAACATCATGGGAGGAATTCAATGATCTTAGAGCACACCTTTATGGTGAAACCACTGTCAGCAAACAACATGACTTATCGCAACAAGTCAATCAAGCAGAGACAGTACATAGAGTATCAGAATGAATTACGTGATGAAGTCCGAGGGGTTGCTTGGCCCTTCGGCGATGATCAAGTATACTTCTATATTGTAGCAGGCTTTTCAAATCGAGGAGCAGATCTTGATAATGTAATTAAACCATTGTTTGATACTTATCAAGGTATCTTTGAAGAATTTAATGACAACAAGGTATATTATGCAGAACTACACAAAACAATTGTCGCAAAAGGAAGAGAGTTTCTCTATGTCCGAGTGGGAAGAGTTGACCCTGATAAAATCCAGGAAGGTTCAACGCATGCAAAAGAAGCAGGAAAGCTCTTTAAGACGGAAACAAATCAGACAAGCTAAAGAAGAAAGGCTTTGGAAATGACAAGATATATACAGACTGAGTGCCCTAAATGCGATTCATCAGATGCATTTACTATCTACAATGATGGGGCGCACTGTTTCTCATGTAACTATTCAACAAAGAAAGTACCACAAAATATGAATGAATTCAATGCTTTACCCACAGTAACTTCAACTAATAAGTTAGCTGATATTACAGACCTTAATAGCTTTGCTATTACAAGCCGGGGTATTTCAAAGACAGTGGTTGACCACTTCGGAATCAAGATGGCAGTAAATCCAGATGGTTCCGGAGGTTCTCACTACTACCCTTACACTAAAGAAGGTAGGATTACAGCGTACAAAGAACGCCAACTACCTAAAGACTTTCGTATACACGGAGACTTTAGTAATACAGAATTGTTCGGCCAAGCACAAGCTATGGGCGGCAAGTCTCTCGTAATTACTGAAGGTGAACTAGATGCTTGCGCAATAGCTCAAGCATTCTATGATAAGTATAATAAGATATTTCCTGTAGTCTCTATTTCATCTGCATCAGGTACTAAAGTATTGCTTGAGCAGCTGTCGTTTATCCGCCGCTTTGAAACCGTTGTACTATTCTTTGATCAAGATGAAGCCGGCAAAGCAGCAACCGAAAAGGCGGCAAAGATTATTGGCGCTGGCAGATGTAAAGTTGCTAAGCTAACAGAGAAAGATCCATCAGATGAACTACTAAAGCATGGCTCTTATAAATTACTTCAAGCTTATTGGGATGCACAGACCTGGTCTCCAGCCGGTATTGTTGTTGGTGAACCGATCTGGGAACAGTTCAAAGCACGTCAATCAGTTGAAAGTATTCCATACCCCGCTTGTCTTAATGGTCTTAACGATAAACTAAAAGGTATTAGGCATGGTGAAATTACTTTGTTTACTTCCGGCACTGGCAGCGGTAAGTCTACTGTCATTAAAGAGATCGCTCTTGATCTACTTAATAAAACTAGTGATAAAGTTGGACTTGTATCTCTCGAAGAAAGTGTTGGAGATACAGCAGAAAAGTTTATCGGAATGTCACTCGAGCGCTCTAGCATGGACCTTAAGAGCCTCTCAGATGCAGATCTTCGTAAAGGATTTGAGCAAGTATTCAAGGACGAAAGACTTGTTTTACTTGATCACCAAGGATCTTGCTCAGACACTTCATTGCTTGACAAGATTGAATACATGGCGCTCATGGGGTGCAAGTATCTTATCCTTGATCACATTACCATTGCAGTATCTGAAGGTTCTGAAGGACTGGGTGGGAACGAAGCGGTAGATAAACTCATGAGTGATCTGTTAAAAATTGTGAAGAAACATAACATATGGCTGGGTTTAATTTCGCATTTACGTAAAGCCCAGGGTGGAGGTAAATCATTTGAAGAAGGTAACCTTGCGTCAATCGATGATATCAAAGGCAGTGGCTCGATCAAGCAGATCTCGTTCGACATTATTGCCTTTGCGAGAAACTTGGTATCAGACAATGATACAGAAAGAAACACCATTAAGTTTAGAGTCCTCAAGTCACGATTCACTGGACAAACCGGTTCAGCTGGGGCTGCCTTTTACAATCCAGAAACAGGACGATTAACTTATACCCTTAACAATGAATTCACGAGTATATAATATGCCATCACAAAACAAACTTGATCAATTATTTATGGACATTGCATTTCGTGTAGCACAAATGAGTCATGATGAAGATACAAAAGTTGGAGCTGTCATTGTTAAAGATGGCAATATACTTAGTATGGGTTATAACGGCATGCCTTCGGGCATGTCGAATGACTGCAAGCATGCTAATGGTGCAACCCATAAAGAAGTAATTCACGCTGAAGCTAATGCAATATGCAAGCTAGCTAAAAGCACAGGGTCTTCTGAAGATGCAACACTATACTGCACGCTTTCTCCATGTATAGAGTGCGCTAAATTAATATTACAAAGTGGCATTAGCCGTGTGGTTTTTGCTGATAAATATAAAGATGAAGCAGGTATCTTATTACTAATGCCTGTATCTCGTATGTCAATAGATAGGATTAAATATGCAAGCACAACTCCAATACCTAACGGAGAAGATACGAAAAGCTAAAGCGCATATTGCTTGTAGTCTGCTAAAGCTAACTACTGAAGCGGACTTAATGGCCTACCTTGTGTTTACTATGGATACAATTCAACAACACTTTACTCGTAATAGTTTACGTGGTAACAAATCATACCAAGGTGAAGCTAACCTTACTCATTTAAGTACTGCAATTGGTGAGTATATTCTTAATGATATTAAATATTATCATGAGGATCAGCCACCTTGGGAATGGTTTAAGCTACGTGTAATGATGGGTGATTTGTTTCTTGAAGCGTTCTATCAAACACACCAGATTAATATTGGTAAGAATAAAGATGATTCATTCGTACCAATGGAAAGTCTAGATCGTGGTCTAAAAAGAAGTCGTACACATTATATTGTAGTGCCTGAACGCTGGGACTTAATAGTTCCAGAAGGTTCAAAAGACTTACTTATAGGTACGACCTTTACAAAGCCAGAAGATATTAATGATCTCATGCAACCAACAGATCGACCTGTAATTAAAGGGTGGACTGAACAAAGGCGAGGTGAGTTTCAACAATATCTTCATCGTGACTTTGTTAAAAGCATGAATGTTTTACAGCAAACTCCTTGGAAAATTAATATAAAAGTCCGAGATATTCTTTTACGTAATCGTCAAAAGATTCTCGATCAACATAAACACTTACCTAAAAAGTATAAGTCTAAGATCATTGAATTTGATTTAACAATGGCAAGATCCCAGTTAATAGGTGAACATACTTTTTATCAGTATACTGAAGCCGACTATCGTGGTCGGGTTTATTATACAACCCCGTTCTTAAACTTTCAAAGTAATGATATTGCTAGAGGTCAAATGCTATTCTCTAATGGTAAGCTAATGACAGATGATGGATTACGCAGATTAAAGATACATATCGCTAGCTGCTACAATCAAACCTATCATCGTGATAGTCTACCTGACTGGTTAACAGCTGACTACCTATCATATTTAGAAGATGAAGGACTAGAAGATATTTCAGTTGATAAGATGACACTAGCTGATCGTGAAGCATGGACTGATAATAACATTGACATGCTATTAGAAATTGCAACTGAAGAACGAATTGAATTAGCAGCAGAAAAACCTATTACACTTTTAGCTTGTGTGTTAGAAATTTATGAAGCTCTTAATAGTGATCACGAGTATTATACTTATCTACCTATTCCAGTAGATGGTAGCAACAATGGCTGGCAACATCTATGCGCAATGTCTAAAGATAAAGAAGCAGGTGAGTTGGTTGGTGTTGTACCACAGGAAATCCAGAAAGACTTCTATGTGCAATGCGCTAAGAATCTTATTACTCGAATGCCAGAGTGGTTTGAGGAACGCCAAATGCCCATGAAACATATACGTAAAGGTATTGCTAAACGTGGGTCAATGACCAGGGCATATAGTGCCGGAGCTTTAAAGATCGCAGAAAATATGTATCTTGATTGTCATGTTGAAGGGTACCTGGAAAAGTATAATATAACCAAAGAAGATTGTCAGCTGCTAGCAAAACATTTGGTTAAAGCAATTGATGAAGTATGTGCAGGGCCATTACAGACTATGAAGTTTCTACAGAAAATAGCCGAGGCAGAAATCGCTTCAGACTATGCTAAAGAAACACAACAGAAGTCTATTAAATGGACTACTCCTTCTGGCTTTCCAGTTATCTATGAAGCGTTTATTGATAATGAGTTTAAAGAGAAAGCTATTATTAGCTGCAGTAATCGTGATATCAAACCAATAATCCGTAAAGAAGATGGTACAGAAGAAGAGACTGATACAATTCGTATTCAACATGTTGGTAAAGAAAATACTAACAAGCCTAAGATACGATCGTTTATGTCCGGCATTTCCCCAAACTTTGTACACTCTATGGATGCCGCACATATGGCTAGCGTAATTAAAGAATGGGGAAATGATTTCGGTGCTGTTCATGATTCATTCAGTGTTCATGCATGTGATATTGAAGAGCTACTAGAAATAATCAAAGATCGGTTTGTAAGTATGTATGACTATCCTAATTTCTTTAATGTAATAGAGCATATGATAATAACAAACCCTGATAACTTTAACTATAACCAACCAAAGCTTGGAGCCTTGGAGATAAGAGAGGTACATAACAGTGACTACTTCTTCGCGTAAACGGCAGGGAATTCTCCCTGTTCGTTTGGGTTTAGAACCCGATAACAAGACAGCATTAATTGAGCTGGGTATGGATACATCCCTAGCAGATTCTATGACTGACCGCCAATTAGACGAACTAATTATTGAAAAAGAATACGAGCGAGTAAAAGAATACTACGCTAATAAAGGAGAAGATGGTGAGCAATATG